AAATGACCGCAGACGCGCGCGCCAAGCTCAAGCACATCGACGCCCTCACCAAGTCCAAGGGCTGGCAACACATCCGCGAGGTCATGCAGCAGGAGCTCGTCTCCGCCGCCATGGCCATTGCGAATGACCCCAACATGACCGAGAAGGAGGTCGACTTCCGGCGCGGCTCCATCTGGGCCGGACACCAGCTCCTCGATATGCCGAACCGTCTGCGCATGCGCCTCGAGGCTGAGGCCGCTCTCGACGCCCCGACGAAGGACGACCAGACCCCTGGCCAGTCCTGACACTCCCCCCACCAACTGAACCAGTCCCCGCCAAGGCCGGGAAAAGGAGACCAAGATGGCCCGTCAACCGCAGTCCCAGGAACAAGCTGCCTCCGCAATCGACAGCATCGCGTCCCGTGCCATGGGCATCGAGCCGCAGGCGCCCCAGCAGCAAGCGCAGACCGCGCCCCAGCCGCAAGCGCAAGCTGCCCCCACGGAGCAAGACGCCCAGCCCAAGGACGAGGGCAAAGATACGTCCCAGGAGCAGGCCGCAGAGCAGGGCAGCCCCGAGACCGAAGGCGACAAGATGGCAGCAGACGCCGTCATCTACGAAGTCGAGTTCGGCGACGGCAAGACGCGTCAGCTGACGCCCGCCCAGATCAAGTCCACCTTCGAACGCTACTCGGCCCTCAACTACAAGAACGCCCAGTACAAGCCGGTGATGGACCTCGTTGAGCAGATCATGCGCGAGAACCCCGGCATGGACTCCAAGAAACTCGCCGAGGAGATGCAAAACATCTACAAGGCGCAGTCCGCCAACCCCACCATGGGCAATACCGAGGGCGAAAAGTCTGGCGACTACGCCCAGGAGTCTGCCGAGCAATCCGGCGACCTCGAAGCCCAGCTCAACAAGTGGGAAGAGGAAAACGCAGCCTCCCTCCCGCCTGGCTACAAGGAGATGATGCAGGGCCAAGGCCAAACGGTCGCGCAGATGCAGCAGCAGATGGCCCAGATGCAGCAGATGCTACAGGCCGTCCTGGCCCAATCTCAGGGTGTCGCCGACGCGGCCAAGCAGGGTGCGCAAGACACCCAACAGCAGCAAATCCAGACGGTCCAGCAGCAGATCGCCAACAACATCGACCGCGTCCAGCAGGCCCTTCAGCTCTCTGACGACAAGGCGCAGGACTTTATGGTCTTCGCTGCCGAACGCGGCTTTACGCTCGAAGACTTCGTCGACCCCCAACTGACCATCAAGGTCATGCAGGACTTCAAGAACGCGATGGACAGTCCCGAGATGGAGCGCATGCGCGAGATCGCCAAGCGCCGCCAAGCCTACACTGGCTCCCTTGGCTCCAGCCCGTCCTCCACGCCTGCACCGGCTGCCGCGCAACAAGGCCAGAACGAGGGGACGACCCTCGACCGCATGGCAGCCAACATCATGGCACAGCGCGGCATGGGCTGACTTCCTCCCTGGTCCACCCAGCCGTGCTCAAGACGCCGGAGCGAAGCGTCATTCCTGTTTGCTCTCCTCAACCCCCTCACCTGCATGGTGAGGGGGTTTTTCAGACGGGACGACAAAGCTGCACACTCCTATTAAACCTATCTCCTGAGGGGTAATGCCAAGCCGCCAGACATGGCCGCAAACGCAAGCCCTCTCGTGCTCGGGACGGAAATCCCCCGGCAAAACCCGTAAACCCACTTTGCAATGGAGGCCAATATGCCTGCTGCTGTTCAAGGTCTTCGGGGGTCCGGCGAGTTCAACAACGACTTCCGCCCGAGGAACTACCGCGAGCTGTTCACTCTTCTCGAGCCGAACGGCAACGCCCCGCTCAACGCCCTCCTGGCCATGGGCTCCGCGGAGCCGACCGATGACCCGGAGTTCAAGAACTTCCGTGACGAACTGCCCGACCGCACCCTGACTGTCGACGGCGCCGTCGCATCGACGTCGACTGGCAGCATCACCATCGACGCGAGCGACGACAACAAGTTCGCCGTGAAGGGCGCCATCGTCATCAACTCGCAGACGGGCGAGGTGATGCACGTCACCGCTGACACCACGGGCACGACGCTCTCGGTGACGCGGAACATCGGCGGCACGTCGCACCAGGTCGCCGACGGCGCCGAGCTCTTCATCGCTGGCTTCGCCGCCGAAGAAGGGGGCACGTCGCCCACGGCCATCAGCTTCGACGCCACCGTGGCTTCGAACTACTGCCAGATTTTCCGCACCGCGTTCGGCGTCACCAACACGCTGAACTCGACCTATCTGCGGACTGGCGACAAGATGGACGAGGCTATGACGAAGGCGCTCAAGCTCCACATGAGCGACATCGAGCGCGCTATGTTCTTCGGCATCAAGCATGAGGCCAACGGCAACTCGGCGAACCCGACGCGCTTCACTGGCGGTATCATCAACAGCCTCACCAACGTCACCGACGTCTCGACCGACTACGAGTCTGTCGGTGGTGCGAGCGCTGGCCAGATGCCCGAAGAGGGCTTCGACGACCTGCTCATCAGCTCGGTCTTTAAGTTCGGCTCGAAGCAGAAGATCGCCTTCGTCGGCGAAACTGTCGCCAACCAGCTCCAGCAGATCGGCAAGGATCGCTGGCAGCCCACGGCGGTTGATGGTGCTTACGGCGTCAACCTGACGCGCTACACCACCTTCGCGGGCGACCTGATGGTCCATCTGCACCCGCAGTTCCGCCAAATCCCTGGCATGAAGGGGGCCATGGTCATCGTCGACTTCCCCTACCTGGTCTACCGCTACCTCGAGGGCCGTGACACGCAGCTTCTCGAAAACCGCCAGAGCAATGACGAAGACCAGACCAAGCATGAGTACCTGACCGAGTGCGGTCTGGAGCTCCTGCAAGACAAGACTCACAGCTACATCAAGGGTTGGACCTCCCGCTGAGGGACGACCCCAAGCAGCTGAGAAAACATAGTGAGGGGGCGCACAAGCGCCCCCTCATTCTTTTGGAGGCTTCATGAAAACCCCCGACTCTCAAGCGCCGCAGACGCCGCAAGCGCACGACGCCGACACCACTCCCAGCGAGGATCACGAGACCCCCAAGGCGCGCACCAAGCCGCGCAAGTCGCCCACCAAGTCCTCCAAGGAGCCGGTCGTCTTCGAGAGCCGCGAGAAAGAGGCATCCATGTTCAAGGTCATGGGGCTTCGCTCGACCCGCAACTTCTCGACGGGCCGACTCGAGTGGAAGGTGCCGCCCAAGATGGTCGAGCTCTTCGAGCGCCATCATTTCGTGATGAACGGGCGCATCGCACGCAAGCCCTGACCGGAGCTACCATGGCCAGCTCGAACACCAACCCGCATATCCGGCCCAAGCGCTCGCCGTTGCAAACGCTCATCATGCAGGCGCTGCGCCGCTACGGCGAGTTCCACCCAGGCACTGTGGACGGCGACGTCTCGCTCATGTTCCTCGAGTTCGCCAACATGGTGCTCGACGACGTGCGCATGCACCCGTACGAGCCAGATGCTGACCTGCCCTACTACGAGTCGATCACCGACGTCCGCGACATCGACGACCAGATCATCGTGGCCGGTCTCCTCTACCACTACGCGTTTCAGCAGGGCAGCGACAAACTTCAGCTCTACATGCCCAACTACTACAAGACGATGAACCAGCAGCTCTGGCATGCTCTAAACGGCAACACGCGCATCCAGATGCGCGTGGTCGACGGCGGCACCAACCCGCGCAACTCCGCTGGCATTGAGACCAATCACACCAACGGACTACCCTACCCCAAGACAAAGGGTGACTAATGGCGGGCTTCAAGTCTCCTGCGGGTGTCCAGACCAAGACGTTCGCGTACGAGAACTTCCAGGGTCTCGACACATCCCGCGACATCACCAGCCTCGACACTGGCAAAGCCCAGCACGTCGTGCAGGTCAACAACGCCTTTTCAGACTGGCGCGGCCAGATGGTGCGCGAACCGGACTGCGATTACCGTGACGGCATATACCCAGTCACGCATGTCCGCTATTTCAGCCGCGATGAAGTCATCTACGTCGAGCGCACGGACGCTGGCCTCAACTTCCGCTCCGAGCGTGACCACCTCCTCGAGAACGTCCACCCGACAAACGCGCTCGTCTCCACAACCGTCTTCAACCAGCTGGTCCACATTGCGGCGCGCGCCCGCCCTACCTATCGCTACGACGGCGTGAGCTTTGAGCGTAACCAGTCGCCCGCTCTTAACGAGCTTCAGCCCGCCTATCTGGCGTCTGTCCAACGCCGTCTGGCCGTAGCAGGCATCCCTGGCCGTGAGACGCAGGTCCACTTCTCGCGCGTCGACCAAGACGAAATCTTTCCAGACGACGAAGACGACGGCTCGACCAACGTCCTGCGTGCTGGCTTTATCGACGTCGCCAACCTCCTCGGGACCGCCGACCAGATCACTGGACTTGGCACCTTCGAGCAAAACCGCCTGGCCGTCTTCACGGCAGACCGGGCCATCTTGTACCGCATCGACCCGGACATCGACCGATGGATCATCGACGAGAACGCGAACATCAACATCGGCTGCGCGAGCCACAACACGATCTCGAACGCGGGGACGGACCTCCTTTTCTGCTCGCGATCTGGTATCCACTCGATCCGGCGGTCGGAAGACAACGGCATCCTCGTTTATTCCTACAGCATGAGCGACAAGGTCGACCTGCTTTATCGGGAGCTATTCGACTCCGTTGCGGACCCCGAAGAGATCAGCGCGGTCTTTGACCAGGACACCGCGCAGTATCACGTCTACTTCCCCCAGCCTGGCGGTCAGCTCTGCCGCCGCCTCACCCTGGCCATGAACCCGGAGGGCCAGCAACCGCAGCCGAAGTTTAACACCGGCACCTTCCTCAATGCACGGTGCGGCGCCTTCCTGAACGGTCAGCTCGTCATCGGCACGTCTGGCGGCGTCTACGACGTCCTGAAGCAGGGTCAAACAACGCCTGACTCAGCAACGCCAGACGTCGAAATCGTGACGCCCCTTCTCTGGCACGGCAGCCTGACCGACTACAAAGAGACCCAGGGCATCGTTCTGCAAGCCGCTGGTCGCGGACGCATCATTCTCGAGGCCCAAGACGATGTGGGCCGCGACCTTGGCTCCATGGTCATCGAGGTCGATGATACGCCGGACGACAACTACTTCGCCGACGTGCCACTTTCCCGCCAATACGACCGCATGTGGCAGCATCGCTACCGGGCCGCGCAATACCGCATCAGGACCGAGGGCGGGGGCGGTCTGCTCCGCATCATCGGCTTCGCCGTAAGGGTTAGGACATAGAGATGACGCGACTTCGCCAGCAATACCCCCAGAACTACGGCGCCAGCGGCAACATCTCGACCGAGTTCGAGAACCTGATCCGCTACATCAACTCTGCCGAGCTGGGCAACAACACCATTGGCGAGCTCCTGCGCAAACTCTTTGACGAGGCTGGCAACTTCGACGGCCCCATCGAGTTTCGCAAGGACACCGAGGCGGGCATTCAGTACCGCATCGGCGACTTCACGAGCGAAGCAGAAGGCTGGGAAACGCTGGCGTCTCTCGAGGAGCTGCGCGGCGCTCCTGGTCAACAGGTCGGTGAGATCGGTGCTCCGATCATCTTCGGGCGCGTCGACTATGCGGCAGAAGATGGGCAGACTGACTTCGACTACGCCCACAATGCCACTGACGACCTCCTGATCTTTGTCGATGGCATCCTGCACGTGCCGGGCGCGCTCAACGACTACACCAACAACCCGAACGGCGGCACCGACAGTAGCGGCGTCTTTACCTTCACGGCGCCCCGCAGCAGCGGCGAGACCGTCACGGCCTACCGTATCCGCGCCACTCAGATCACTGGTTTCAAACGGCAAGACACGCTGACGGATAGCTCGCAGACCGTGTTCCCGTTCGTGCATGACGAGAACACCAAGCTCCAAGTCTATCTCAACGGCATTCTTCAGCGAGAAGGCGGCGGCTTCGACTATGTGACGTCTTCCGCCACCAACACCGTGACCTTCACCAGCGCGGTCCCGGCGGGCAATCTCGTCTCTATCATCACGGTCGAGAACACCTCGGCGACTGCCGTCACTGGGATGATGTTCGAGGAGATTTACGCGGACCCGCAGACGGGCCTCATCCGTCTGGACAAAGTGGGTCTCCCGGACGACGGCATTCCGCAAGCCAAGGTCGCGTCGCTGACTCCAGCTCTCGCAGCCAGGGCGCGGCTGACGGTCAGCAGCACCCCCCCCGTCAGCCCGGCGACCGGCGATATCTGGCAAGACACCTCTCAGCAGCCCAACCAGATGAAGTTCTACGACGGCACGCAATGGCTGCGCACCTCGCCCGAAAGCTCTCTCCCGACCTTCACGGCCTCCGATGCCAACAGTATCATCAAGGTCAACGGCACAGGCACGGCGCTCATCTACGGAGACGTAGACCTCTCGTCGCGCATCCCGGTAACGCAAAAGGGCTCCGCCAACGGCGTCGCCTCTTTGGACTCGACCGGCAAGCTGCCGTTCAGCCAGCTGCCCCTCGTTCTGGCTTCAGACAGTTTCTACCTCACTGTCGCCAACCCGGCGAACCAGACCTACCCGATCAAGCGCATCTTCCGCCAGAAAATCCGCATCGACGGCATCGCGCTCCAGACCGCGTCTGGCTCATGCTCTGTCCAGGTGTCGGTCGACAGCACGCCTGTCGGTAACATCTACACGGCAAACTCGGTTGGCAACGAAACCGTCATCGGCACGCCTATCGAGATCGACGCCTCAACAACCAGCCGCCTCATCGAGTTTGTCGTCACCGGCAACAGCGCCGCTGCCGACCTCGAAGTCACCTACGCCGTCAGCATCATTTCGTCGTAATGCCGCTCAAGAACAAAGACATATCAAGCCTCTGTCTCAAGTGGGCAAACCACGACGAAAGCGCTGCGCGTTTTTTGGAGAACATCGCTGCGCTGGCGCGTCTTGGGGACGACCTGGCAGACGGGGACGCGAGCAACCCCCATGCGTACATGGCAGACCTTCTGTTTCGGGCGCTCATCGTTCACAGCTCCAACGATTTTTTCATGCGTCACCGCGAAGCGCTGACGCCTGTGATCGCTAATGCCATTAACATGTGGGCATTGAGCGAAGAGTGGAAAGACTCGAGCAACCGAAAGACCCGGATGTTTGCGTTTGTCCACCGAGAAAGCGTTGAGCAGATTGTCGGGGCGGTATCCATGTTGACAGGAGGCCCGGTAAACGCACGGCAGGCTCTGCGTGAGCTGCATCAGCTCAGCCACATACAAGGCTCGGATGAGTCCTTTGAAGACTGGGAGAGCGCATAATGGGTCTTTATGGCGGCAGCTCGTCCCCACCCCCGGACTACACCCAAGAAAAAGGCGCCATTCGGCGGCGGACCGAGCAGAAGTATCAGCAGCAGGCTGATGCTTTCAACACGTCTGTCTCCGACTACAACCAGCAGCTTCAGGGCTACCAGTCGCAGTTCGGAGACCTCAGCTCCCAGACGTCCAACCTTGGGATCGCCGACCTCTATGACGACCCAAACACCGACCAGAACGAAAACCCTTACGACCGTTTCAGCGAGCAACTCTCGGGCCTTCAGTCTGGCCTGTCCAACTTGAACTTCAACGAAACGCGCCCGAGCTTCTCTTCGTCGGTGGGCTCTGAGTACGGCACGGTCGGCATCACCAACATCCCTACCCTCGACCGCGCCAACGAACAGCTATACGGCACGCTGCGCGGCAATGTCTCGAGCGCCCTGTCTGACCTCGGGAGCTTGCAGCGTGAACGCAGCCGCGAAGAGAACCGCGTCAACGAGTTCCGCAACACTCTCCTGGCAGACTTGGGCGGCTACCAGACGACGGCCAACCAGCTGGACATCGCCGACCTCGACCGCATCAATCGCCTCGAAAGCGATCTGTCTGGCCTTCAGGTCGAGCGCCAGGGCTTCAGCTCGCCGATCCTCGACCAGGTCTACCCGTCTGGCTTCTCCAACTTCGACGAGACCTACGGCTCCCTGTCGAGCCGCATCGAGGAGCTGCGCGATCAGCGCCAAGCCGAAATGGACCGTATTCAGGGATTCGAGCAGTCGCTCTACTCGACCGCCGACGACATCCGCTCGCAGCTCGACGGCCTGTCCATCGCCGACGCCGACCAACTCGAAGCTCTCAACACCCAGCTCGAAGACACGCGTCGCCAAGCAGGGCGCTTCTCCTCCGAGCTGGACTTCGATCTGTCGCAGGAGCTCGGGGAGGCGGGCCTTGGCGGTGCGGAGAGCGCCCTCCGCGAGCTCCGGGCCGCGCGCGAAGACGAGCTGGGTCGCATCCAGCGTGCCGAGCAGAACTACCTTCAGCGCGCGCGCGGCCTCGAAGACATGGCCGAGAACGCCAGCATCTACAACGCCTCGAACATCGACACTATCGAGGACGAGCTGCGCAACCTAAACACTGACCTGTCAGGCTTCTCCTCGGACCTGCCCTTCGACTTCTCGAGCATGCAAGACGGCACGCTGACCGAAGCGGAAGCTGCGCTCGCCAGTCTCCAAGACGAACGCGAACGCGCTGTCAATGATATTCTCAGCGGCGTGACCGGCGCGACGTCTGGCCTGTCGGAAATCGAGTTGGCCAACGAAGACGCCTTTAACGAGCGTCGCTCGCAGCTCAACGATCTTCAACGAGAGCTCGAGCTCTTCTCGGGTGGTCGTGTCGATGACATCGGGCAGCAGCTCACCGCTGGCCTGGACACGGTCGACGCACGTCTCGGTGAACTTCAGTCTCGCCGGGCGGAGCTGGACACGCGTGCGCAGCAACTTAAGCAGCAAGTTCAGGAGGCTGAGTACCGCCGCCTCAACGATCTCTCGGGCGACTCCAGCAGCGTCGAAGACTTGCGGGCGGAGATCGAGCTATACAACGCGCAGCAAGCGCTTGACGAACTTCAAGCCACCGAGGAGCGCCTGCAAGGCGAGCGCGTTCGCCTGGAGCAGGACGCCGAAAACGTGGCAGCCCGCCAACGTGAAGCGCAGGACAGCCTACTCTCCAGCATCGGCGCGGGCGGTGTTCCACAGTTCCGAGACTTCTCCCTCGTGGACCCGACGACCGCCGATGCGTACGAGCAAATCCTGGCGCGCATCAACAGCGGTGAGGATGAAAAGGAGGTTCCGCTTGGCCAGGCTCCGGCGGGCTCGTTCAGCCGGAATATCGGGGTAATAAGGGTATAAGATGGCGTTCTCCACGGTCATGGGCCTAGCGCAAGTCGGAACGAGCCTCGTCGGGGCGCTCAGCGCAAATCAGCGTGCCAACCAGCAGTACCAGCTCCAGATGCAGCAGCTGCAAAACCAGCGTGACATGCAGGATATGCAGTATGGGCTGGCGCGTAATGCCGAGCTCCGCCAACAGGAGGAGAACGCCTACCTGCGCGAGATCGAGCAGATGAACCGCTCGATCCAGCAGCAGGAGCGACTCTTCCAGCTCCAAGAGCTGGAGGGCTACAAGGACCAAGTCATGGACGAGCGCCGCCGCGAGATCGACCGCCAGATCGAGGCGGACAAGGAAGCGGCGCGCATTCAGGAGTTCCGCCTCAACCAGCTCCTCCAACAGCAAGACCTGGCCGCAGAAGAACGCGATTTCGCAGTCGATCAGCTTCGCAACGCGCAGGCCGTCGCATCAGGCGAGCGCGACGAGGAGATGCGCCGCTTCCTCGAGGACCGAGAGACCGCCAAGATCGAGCGCGAGTTCCTGATGGGCGAGTACCAAGGCGCCCTTGCCCGCGCGCAAGACGAGCAGGCCCGCGACCTGGCCCTGCGCGACCAGATCATGGGGCGTGTAGACGGGCTGCGCACCACCCTTCAGGAAGCGCAAGCCAACCTCGGCGACGTCCCTGAAGTCGCGCGTCTCACCCCTGGCGACATCGACGCGGAAGTCCGGCGCCGCCAAGAGCAGTACATGTCGGACGTTGATCGCGCCGCCGACCGTGTCGCTTCGGTCAACGAGGCCGACCTGATCCGCTCTGGCCTCGACCGCAGCTCGCCGGGTACCGCGCGCCGTGGCGAGGTCGCCTCCCGTCTGGCCCAGGATTACCAGAACGCACGTCAACGTGCCTACGACGACGCGCTCGCATACGTCTCGGGCGAGCAGAACGCACTCAACACGAACCTCGATGCCATACTTGGTCGTCGCGGCGCCGTTCTCGACGAAACCGCTGGCGTAGAGGGCACTGGAATCGACACGCTTCTCAACCTTCCCGGTGTCCAATCAACGGTCGACGCCACGCGCTTCGCCTCCATGGTACCGAGCAGCGTACTCGACCGCCAGATCGCGAGCGCCAACGACTACCGCGCGCCGGTGAGCGTCAACACTGCCCGCGTCAACGGACTCGATGCAATGACCCCCGGCATCGCCGAGAGCTTCCGCGTCGGCTCCTCGGCGGCTGTAAGTCCGCAGTTCGCCCAGGGGCTTCAAACAGGCGTGTACGGACCTGCGCAGACGTTCAGCGCTTCGCCCTCGAGCTTCTACAATCAAGCCTTCAACACGGGCGATCGCATGCTTGAGACCTCCACCAACATGTACAGCAACGCTGAATCACGCAGCCGTGAGGCCAGCAGCGCATTCGGCGACTCTTTCGCTGGCTTCCTGAACGACAACGCAGACACTATCGACGGGTGGTTTGGTGGCGGCGGCAGCTCCCTCGCGCCGACGTCTTCTCCGCGACCGCCTGCGCGACCCTAAGCGGAGCTACACATGATCGACTTCACAGGGTTCAGCCAGGGCTTCGGGCAGCGGCGGCAAGACGACCGCCGTCGTCGTCGTGATATGGCTCAAGCCTTCCAGGAGTTTCGCAACGCGAACCCCTACGCAAGTGCGGAAGAGTTCCAAGACTTCATCGACCGCTACTCTGGCGGGCGCAACTACATCGCGGGTGGCGCTCCGTCCAAGGACGTCCTGCGCAACATCGCCACCGAAAACCAGGAGCGCCGCGCCCGCGACGAGATGGCGCGTCGCATGGATGATCTCCGCACACGTGCCCAGACCATGAGCTCGCTCGAGGCCATGGCAGACACCTTCCTACTAAACTACGATGGCGACGATCTTGAGCAAGCGCGCCAAGAGTTTGGCGAGCAACTCGGCCTCGGCGATGCCCCACTCCCTGGCGGCATCAACCCCGGCTCACTCATCACCGATACGCGTCGCACGGCTCTCGCCTCTAGTCGCGCGCGTGAGCTTCTGCCGCAGGCGCTCGACCTCATTCGCGAGAGCGAGGGCAAGATCGACGCTAAGACGCTGCGTACCGTGCTGCCTGACATCCCTCCGGCGGTCGTCAATCCGCTCATCGAGCAAGCGCAGTCCGAGTATGAGCAAGAGCAGGATGCGCTCGCCCTTCAGCGCGAAGAGCGCGTCGGCACTGCTAAACAGGGGCTCCTGGACCGCGTCCAAAGCGATACCCGCTTTCAGTCTGCTCTGCGCTCAGGCAACGAGCGTATGGCGCGCGATATTCTGAGGACGCGCATCAACAACCTCCCGACCGATGTCCGTGAGGCCATTGGCGACGACTGGATCGACAGCGTCCTTCAGGGCGAAGTGCAGCTTTTGCGCGAAGAGCAGGAGGCGCTCACCCGTGAGCGCGAAGAGCGCGTCAGCGCTGCTAAACAGGAGCTCCTGAACCGCGTCCAAGGCGATACCCGCTTTCAGTCTGCCCTGCGCTCAGGCAACGAGCTTATGGCGCGCGACATTTTGCAGACGCGCATCAACAACCTCCCGACCGATGTCCGTGAGGCCATTGGCGACGACTGGATCTACAGCGTCCTTCGGGGCGAAGTGCAGCTTTTGCGCGAAGTGCAGCGCAACAACATGGCCGAGACTCGGCGAGAAGCGTCTGGCGCCGCAGTCGAGGCACGCCAGACCTACAGCGAGGCAAACCTCAATCGCGTCACGTCGCATTTTGGCACGCCGGATGAACCTTTCCCGACCGCTGGTCCTGCGTCTGGGGGCGCGATCCTTGCTGCTCAGCAGCTCTCTCAAGAGTTCGACATCAACCGCACGGCACTCTTCGTTTTGGAGAATGCGTTTGCTAACGCAGACAAAGACATGTCGACGGAAGAACTCTACACGCTGGGGCGCCAAGCACTCGAGGACGCGGCGCGCAGCAATCTTGTGCGCACGGCGGACCAAGGACGCCAGCAAGCGGTTGAAGTCGCGCGCCGCACCCTGGGCGACGTTGGCCCGATCCGCAGTTTCGACGACTACGTGACTGGCACGCTCGATGCCATCGACACCAAGTGGACGGACTTTGAGACGGCGCTGTCCCAAGCCTCGCAGATAGAAGACCCGCAAGAGCGCCGCCAGCGCCTTAAAACCATCCGCACCGCTTGGAACCAGGCCATGTCTGCTGCGCTCCAAGCAACGCGCCAAGACCGGGCAACTTCCGACCAATGGCTCGAGATTGGCAGCGGCGATTGGGACCAGTCGCGCATCGAGGGTGACAGCCTCGACAGTGTTCGCGGTCGTCTGCTGAGTTACCAGCAGCGTCTCGAGCAGCGCCTCGCGGAGGTCTCTGCGGGCGCGCCCCCACCTGCGCGCCCTGCGGGCGTTGCGCCGTTGCAAGGTCCGGGTCCGCAGCGCGCCGAACTTGCGCCACCGCCGCAAGACACGGGTGAACCCTCGACCGAGCGAAGCGCAGCTGCCGAGATGGCCAGTGACATCGGCGACAGCGTTGTGCGTGCGTATGGGCTCCTCGATGCAAGCAATGAGGTCGGGCGTGCAGTTGGGCTCACGAATACGACTGGTGATGTGCTGGGCGCTGTTGGGGGCGCGTTAGTCGACCCGCTGGGCATAGGAAGACGGACCAACGAGTTCTTCTTCATGAGCGAATCAGAGCGCGAGCGCCGCGTGGACCTGCGCGATTACGTCGAGCAGGTGCACACACCGCTGGCGTATCTGCTCGAATACAGCGCAGACGACGCTTACCGCCAGACGCTGCTCGAAGACTTGCGCACAATGGGGCGGCAGGAGTTCGAGCGCAAATATGCTGCCGACATCACGCGCGCTGCGGAGTTTCTCCGCAGCAGCAGTGAGGCCCCGGCTCAGGACGACCAGTAACACCCCACAAACATAAGGTCGCTGCAGTATTCGGAAACTGGAGCACCGAATGTCCTGGGAATCGTTCAACAACATCGACCCTATGGGTGGCGCCACCCCTGCCCGCACGGGTGAAAGTGATTACGCCTCTTCGCCGACACGTGAGACTTTCAGCGACCCTCGCTTTCTGAACGATCTCCGCGAAGAGTACCGCTCGCGAGGCGTTCCGGTGTACGCTCTCTCCGATGACGAGCTTATCGAGCGCTTTGTCTCAGACGGCACCTGGGGGCAGCTCAACACCGTCTCGGCAGCCAAAGACTTTGCTGAGTCTCGCACGGCGACAGCCGAAGAGCGCGCGCGCCAGCGGCGTCTGGCGAACATGCACCAGGTCTTCCCGAACTTCTGGCAAGAGGGTGGTCGCGGCGCTTCCGGCTTCTTCGACGGTCTCGGCGCGCTGGTTGCTGACCCGGTTAACCTTATTGGTGGCGTCGCCGCCAAGGGCACTTCCCAAGCCATCACGCGCAGCCTCATGGCCGCTGGCCAGACGACTCGTCAGGCCACGCGCGCGGGCGTTCGCGCCGGTCTCGGTCGTGCCGCCGCAACAGAAGGCGCCATCGGTGCTGGCGCCGAGGCGACCATTGACGCGCTCCAGCAAGGACGCGACATCAACCTCGGCCTCCAGGACGAGTTCAGCTACGGCCAGCTCGCCACGTCTACGGCATTGGGCGGCGGCATTGGCGCTGGCGCCGGTGCTCTTCTCAGCGCCCCCGCAGCTTTGGCTGGCGCGCGCCTGTCAACGCAGCAGATCGAGGAACTGCGTGGCGTAGGGCTGCGCGACGAGCAGATCGCACAGCTCACGAACCAGCAAGCCACGGGCATCCTGACCGATCCCGAGATGCGCCAGCAGGTGGTTGACCAGCAAGCTGCCGCAGCCGCACGAGAAGAAGAGCAGGCTCGGCAGCAAGCGGACGCCGATGCCAAAGCTAAAGCCGAAGCCGAAGCTAAGGCGGATGATGCGTTTGACGTCAGCATCGTGCCTACGGACCTGCCCCGTCAGCTTAACCGGGAGATCACGGCACGCCGCGATTACCTCGACCGCCTTGTTGAAGACGGCGCGGACCCGGAAGAGATCGAGGCCACCGAAGCAGAGCTCGCGCGTCTTGGTGGACTGAGAGCGGTTCAGGAACGCCTGCTGCGCGAAGAGGAAGAGATCGTCGCGCTTGAGCAGAGCAACGAACCCGAGAAGCTCACAGAGGGCCAGCGCCGCCGACAGGCGCTCGAGCGTGATCTGCGCGCCATTCGCACCATCCTGCGCAACCCGGAAGGCGAAGCGGCGGATCGCGCCGCCGACAAACTTGGCCTCCTAACCCTTCGCCCCGAAGACCGTGTCGATCAAGCAGAGGGAGCGTCCACGGATGAAGCTGCCGCCCAAGGTCAAGGCGCAGACGCAGAAGCTACTGAGACCCAAACAGAAGAAGCCGCCTCGGGAGAAGTATCGTCCGAAGCCGCTGCCGAAGCCCCGCCAGTAAACGCGACCGCAGACGCTCAGCGTTACGCCGAGGAGTTCGGCGTCGACCTTTCCCCCCTGGCGGGGCGAGGCTCTGGCAAGGATGGCCGCATCTGGAAACAGGACGTCCTCCGCTTCCGCCGAGAGCAACGGCGTGCCGCCGCTGACCTGCTGGATGAGTCTGAACCGCGAGCGCTCACGCAGGACCAGCGTGTTGAACAGCCCTCCGAGCCTCTGGTCCTCACCCCCGACCAGCGCGTTCCCGTTGCCCCGGAAGGGTCTCAGACCACTGAGGGCATTACGCCTCGGGCGCGCGCTTACGCGCTTCAGAACGGCATTGACTGGCGCCAGATGTCTACCGAAGACGGTAAGACGATCACGACCATCGAGGTCAATCAGGAGATAGCGCGGCGCCGCGAAAACGCGGAGCCGCTCGACAACGACTATGCACGCCAGGCGAGCGAGCAAGCCCAGCGCCTGGCTGATCTCTCCAAGCGCGCCGTGCGGGAGGGCGACACCTACGCCGACTGGCGGAGCCTGATGGAACTCGTCTCGCAAGCCGAGAAAATCCGTGCGTCGGGCATCGACCGCGACGACCTGCTCGCGCTCTTCGACGAAAACGTGCGCGTGTTCCGCGACCGCGACGAACTGCCTGAAAGCATGTTCCTCGAGGTGCGCAGTCTGGTCGAGGAAGGCGATGTTCCGAGCCGTTCCGACGTGCGCACAGCCTCTTCTCGGTACGAGCAGGCGGGTCAGTTCTCGACCGCCGGGCAGACCAACGAAGGCGGACCGCAGAGCTTCCTGCGCCAAGGCACACCCATCGCCAAAGGCAGCGACTATACGCTTCAAGGCGCGCAATTTCCCAGCGCGGCGAAGATGGGTTTCGACGAGGCGATGGAGCGCGCTCGTCTTGGCTCTCAGGGCGACACCCTGGCACGCGGTGTAGACGAAGGCGCCCTGTCTGGCTCCGACCTCGTCCCGTTCCGCGCCACTGGCCGCATGAAGGTCTATGGCGCGAACGGCGTCACGACGATCCAGAAGGGCGAGACCGCCTTTGCGGATGGCGTGACCGGCAAGGCCGTCGCAGACCCGGAGACCGCCTCTCGCCTGCGCGAGTTCCGCGACCAGAAGGGGCGTGACATCCGCCCGGAAGACCGGCAGCAGGTCGAGAAGTATCTCGCACGTCGGGCGCCGACGCGTCGCTCCCCGAAGAGCGCGCTGCGTGAGCTCCTTCTTCAATACCAAGATGACCCTGACGCCCTGCTGAGCACGCTCGAGCAACTGGAGGACGAACGTCCCAACCTCGCCTCCTCGGAGACGCAGCCCGCGCAGCGTGTCGCTGCGCACGAGTTCAGCGACGCCAAGCAGGTTCCGCTCACGGACGAGGATGGCCGTGTTTTGATCGTGCGCAGTCTGCTCAACCCCGCAGACGTGCGGATGGCGTCCAAAAAGCAGATCGACGGCGGCAAGACGCTGGCCGACATTATTGGCAAGACCGGCGAAAAGTCGCGCGTCGAGAACTGGGAGATCGGCTACGCGCCGACCGAAAAACGCACGCGCAGCGCGCAAAAGCTGGCTGAGCTCTTCGATAGTCCAGACACCAACCAGCCGTTCGGCACGAGCCGCGCCAAGGAAACTGACCAGAACGTCGTCGAGACGGGCAAAGCCGCGAACGCCACGCGCGCCGCCAAGACTCTGGACGAGATCAAGGGCATGGCGACCCGTCCCCTAACGGAGGTCGAGGCCGCAACCATCAACGCCATTGCCCCCGATGGCTTCAAGGCTGTTCCGAATGAGGTGTATGATTACCCCACTCTCGTTCAGCTGACCCATGCCTACGAGGTGCAAGGCTGGAAGAAGGTGCGTGACCCCAAGGCGCACGCAGACCGGCTTGCCCAGCTTTACGACCTTCAGGCCGAGACCAACCCCGATGGTCTCATCCTGCCGAACGAGACGCGCGAAGAGGCCGTCGAGGCCGCGCGCACCCTCATGGGGCGCTACTCGCCTGAAGAGGGTGAGGAGGCCGCGCGTCTGATCGGACGTCTGGGCGGCGACCGTAGCGTTGGCCCCATGTTCCGTCAGAACCCCGGTGGCGGTTCGCAATACCGGGCGCAGTACGTCGGCGAACCAGACCAAGCCATCGAACTTGGCGACACGGCGCCGGTCGTTACACCCCGCCTGGCCCAGTTCTACCATGAGGTCTCGCACTGGGCTTACATGAACGTCCTAACGCCGCAGGACCGCCTCGATTTCTGGCGGTCCATGTCCAAGTACTACAAGAGCGAGGGCGAGCCGAACGCGCGCAATATCGGCTCTGCCGTGGCGCGCTCCGGCTCCCAGCTAAAGAGCCTCAAGGGCGTTGCGCTCAACGCCGAAACGAGCCCCCAGGAACTCTTCGCCAATATGTTCGAGATGTGGGCGGCGCGGCGCATGCCTGACAGCCTCCTGCAAGACCAGTCCTACTGGAAGCGCATCGCGCATTACGTGAAGGCCGTTTTCGACCGTTACGTGCGCAAGGTGCCCATCGACCCTGACCTCGAGCCGCTCTTCGCCAAAATCCTGCCTGACGAAGAACAGCAGGTCTTCCAGCGTGGCGTGGCTCCCTCGGCAGACCCTGCGCCCTCGTCGCCGCCCAAGACGCCCAAGGGCGTCATAGAGAAGCAGAAGCAAGTTACGGAGGCGCAGCCGAACCCCGCGCCTGATGACAGCCGCTTCGCGGATTTCGCCCTGTCCTACTACCACCAGCTGCGCGCGGCCAAGGAGGAGATCGAGGCTGCCATCGACGCCGAGCAGTACGAGACGCTGTTCGAGGCGATGAAAGACCTCAACCGCATCTTCCTCTCTCTCGTGCCGCAAGGCATCGGCAAGCCTCCGTTCGGCCCTGCCAAGCGCGCTCAAAAGCTCATCCGGCAGCGCCAGATGGGCATTTTCGAGATTATGAGCGGCTCCACCACCGACGACCCCGACAAGATCGCCGAGGCGTTGGTGCGCATGGATACTGAGGGTGCGGGCAGCGTGCGCATTCGCAAACCCGAGGAGATGTACGCGCAGCTCGTGGCATTCTACTATGATGGTCATGCGCCCAGCCCTGTCCTGAAAGGCGAGCGTTTCATGCCGAAGGGTGGGAAGGCAGACCCTGAAACGGGCGCTGTTACTTTGTCTTACGGCAAGCTGTCTGGCACGGTTCGCAACCCGAAAGCAGCAGCGGTTCGTTCGACCATCTCTACCACGATGAAGTTGCTCCAGGATGCCTACACCCGCAAGACGGGTCTGGCACCGAGCGGTGAAGTGCCCGCGTCTGTCAAAAGCAAAGCGGAGCCGCCGACCAACGAAAATGGCGGCACCCAAGCCCCAAGCCAAGCGGTCGCCAAGGGCAAGAAGCGTAAGAAGCGCCTCGACAACGCGACCGACAAGGCTGCCAAGACTGACGCATCCACGCCTCCCAACAAGCGCAAGACGAAGCAATCTCAGGAGAGCGACCCGGCTCTAGCCGATGAGCTGAAGTCCAAGTCGATCCAGCAGCTTCGCAAGCTCTACCGCAAGCATCGTGGCACGGATCGCGGCACCCAAGTCGCGCATGTCATGGTTGCCAAACAAAAAGCGCAGGGCGTCGATGTCTTATTCGAGCAGCCGACGCCGGTCTCGCGCGAAGTTTACAACATGAGCAATGGGCAACTCGAGGAGGCCTTCCTCGACGCGCTCTATGAAGGCAGCAAAAAGCGCATCGACGAAGTCGGCTTCGAGATGCGCCGCCGCGCTCAGAACAAAGCCAATGTTGCGAACCGCGAAGGAGGCCAGGCGGCCTTCAAGATCAAGCCGATCATCAGCAAGGTGACGGAGTCCATTCGTCGGGAGCGCACAGACAGCATTGGCGTCGCCTCCCACGACGGCATCCCGCCTGCCGCGCGCGCGACCATCCGCGAGATGCTCAGCTACATGACGCACCGCGACCCGGAGATCGAGGTCGGCATGCGGACCATGACGTATCGCATGCTCAACCTCCTCGACAAAACGGTGCGCGACACGGTGGGGGAGGCCAACGTCATCACGGCGAGCGATGTCGCCCGCCTGGCTGACGCCAACCCGGACCAGGTCGGCAGCGCAGTCTTCGCAGACTTGCGGGCTCCCGAGTTCAAGAAGCTGCGCTCCGATCTACGTCGCATGACCATTGGCCTGAACAAGGGCGAGGCTGATCCGTTCGACCTCATGCACGAGATCGGCCATACTATCATCCGGTCGGGCGCCTTGCCCGACGATGAGATCGAGGCCATCCTCGAGGCATACCGGGCGACCAACGACGCGACACGACAGCGCGTCGAGACGCTCTATCGAGGTAAATACGCCGACCGCAACGGCGCAGACTTCGAGCGCGCTCTGGCTGAGGAGTGGGCCTCCGAGCGACTGGCTCAGTATATGGGCGAGCGCGTGTCGCGCGGCGACATTCTGCAAGCCTCCATCGACGGGGACATCACCCGTCTGACGCTGCGTGGCAAGTTCGATCGCGCCATCGACCGCATGGTCGAGTACATCGCCTATGTCTTGAATGGCGTGATTGGTCGGCGTGACATCAAGCAGACGTTTCGTCGCCTGATGTTCTACGGCGACATGCTGGCCACGCCGAGCACGCGTCCCCTGTCAGACGCGTCTGGTGGACGTATGGCGGTGTCTCCACACATTGCAGCCGCGCACTCAGCAGACGTCATGGCGTCTTCGCCACGTGCGCGCATGCAAAAAATCCGCTCGTATGTCGGCAATGGGACTGGGTTCGACGAGGCCACCGGCGAGCCGGTCGTCTTTTACCATGGCACGCCGCGCGGGCGCGCATTCGACCGTCAAGCAAATCCGAACATCTACATGAAGCCCTCTCAATCGGGCGACATGGGGCCGGGGATTTACATCACGGAGAACCCGGAGATTGCTGACGAGGTCTACTCGAAACGCCCCACGTTGCTGTCTCTCGAGCGCCAGTTCGAGGAGCTGGGCGGTTACGACCTGCCGGACGAGCAGATCGACATGTTCGAGGCCGAGCTGCGCCGCCTGCACAACATTCGCATGCGCATTCGGGACAACCGCCAGCATTACACGCAGGCGCTCATCTCGCTCGACAGCTCTGACCCTATAACGCAGGAAATCCTAGCCGAAGACGTCGCGCGCCTGCGCGAGGACATCGACGCAGACGTCCTGGCGGAAGAGTCCATCATGGACGAGATGCGCCGGTTCGGCCTCGAGATCGACCCGCTTGTCATGCCGATCTACGCACGCGTCGTGAAGCCTGCGGACCTACAGATCACCACGAGCTACGCGCCAGACGACGCATTCGTGCGCAGCCTCGTCGACAGCCTGGTGCAGACCGACCGTCTGCCGCCCCGCTCCGCACAGGCCATCATGGAAACCATCGCAGAAGATGGCAGCGTCTCCGGCTCCGATTTCCACAAGATGCTGACCAAAGGCATGGAGCTTCAGGTCGGCAGTTACAGCGCCAAGAAAGCGCTTACCGACCAGCTTCAGGAGATGGGCTACGATGGCATGGAGACGACGCACATCAATCTGGCCAGCGTAGGCGGCGAGTCGATGCCTGCGGGCGGCACATACGCTGCTGAGCGCACGCCGCACCGCACACTGGTCGTCTTCGACCCGGAGAACGTCAAACACATCGAGGCTGCCGAGTTCGACCAGTATGATGCGCGCATCTTCCACCGCGACAATCGCATCGTCCCTACTGGCCTGACGGGCGGCATGATCGACGACATCATCAGCGGGAACGTCGAAAGTATCTCGGACCTGCCGCCAGCCATCGTGGCGGAGAACGCCGAGAAGCGCGGCACCCATGGCGGCATCACCTCCGCCATGATGTCCATGATGCGTGGACGCGACCTGAGCGGAGACGAGCAGGACGCCATGTTCCGCGCCGGGGCGCGCGGTCTCATCATGGAGCAGTCCACTCGCATGAAGCGCATGGGCATGCACTGGCTCGCGGACTGGTACAAAGCGTTCTTCCCCGACACGCACCAGCGCTTCGCAAAGAAGTTTATGCCGATCCGTCGCAAGCTGCGCGACCTACCAGACGCGGATGGCAAGGTGCGGGAGTGGGCCAGGAAGTCGACGGCCTCGGTCTGGCAAGAGCAACCCAAGAGCCACGCACGCATTACGCGTGCCCTCCGCCATGGCCTCGGTTCGCGTCAGGAAAAGGCGCTCACCGAGCAGGAGCGCGAAATCTTCATGGCCATCCGGGACGAGTTCCGTCGCACACGCGAAGAGCTAGTCGCGCAAGGCGTCTTCATGGGCGACCGTGGTCCTGACTACCTGCCCCAAATCTGGTCCAAGGACACGATCACGAAGAACCGTGACGACTTCCTCAACGCCATGGTCGAGTACTTCCAAATCGAGCGCGCGGCCAACGGCCAAGACTTCGTGCAGGACGAGGCCAACGCTTTTGCCGAGCGCATGTACAACGTCTTGGCAGGCGAGGACAGCGACGGCGTCTTCATCCCAATCGAAGGTGGCACGCGCAATCCGCAGGCTGAACATGTCGACTTCAGCCGCATGATCGAGCTCGACAAGTACCCCGAGGCCATGCGCCGCCTTGAGCCTTACCTGGAAAACGACCTCGAGGCCATCCTGGTCAAATACTTCGAGGGCGCCACCCGTCGTGCAGCATATACTGAGCGCCTTGGGGTCAACGGCCACGCGCTCTACGACTACTTAAAAGCCGTTGACCAAGGAGTCGACGGCATTGCAGAACTCCTCACTAAAAACAAGGAGTTTAAGAAGAGCGTCAACTACATTGACGACAGTGGAAGCGCCGCGACGACCACGTTGCAAAATGTCGTACGCATGCCGTTTGAGGGCAACGAGACAGCAGCTCGAGAGTTCGCGCAGCAGCTTGTCGACGCCAACGCCTCTGGCGGGGACGCTGCGGTACGCCGCATGCTCATGGAAGTCACTCCGACGTCATCGCGCGGTGACGTTCCCACAGCGTACCTCCGCCGCGTGGACGCCATCGTCGGCGCCCTCCGTGACTACAAGGGTCAACGGCCCAAGGGCAGCTACAATGAGATCAACAACGGCTACAAGTTCGTTGAAAACGCCATGCGCGCTGCCATGCGAAAGCGCCAGATCGGCGTGACGGACGCGCAGGTCAGCGTCTCCAACGCGCTGCGCACGTTCAATAACGTCACGCTCCTTGGCTTCACGACGCTGACCTCTTTGGGCGATTTGGCGCTGCCCATCATCCGGTCTGGCTCCATGCGGGACTACGTCAAGGCGCTGCGGAACTTTGCGTCTGACCCGGAGTATGCCGAGTTCATCAATAACACCGGCGTCGCCATCGAGAACATCATGCACGACCGCATGATCCACCTCTTTGGGGGCGCCGACAACAAGCTCTCCAACGCGTTCTTCAACGCGACCATGCTAACGCCCTGGACCGACACCATGCGCAAGCTGTCTGGCGGCGTTGGCTACGAGAGTTTCAAGACCATGCAGAAAAAGGCGTTCCGCACGTATCAGCCTGGCGTGCCGACAGCGCAGCAATCCGTGCAGTACAAAACGGCGGCTCGTTATCTGCGCCGCTATGGCCTCGGAGACTTTCTTCCCGACGGGCCGCGTGGGCGAGAGACACTGGCCAACAAGGCCCTGCTGGCTGACGACGAGGTGATGCGGAAGGCGGTGCTCCGGTTCGCAGACGAGGCGATCTTCACGCCAAACCCGAATGACGTTCCGCTCTGGGCGCAGAGTCCCGTGGGGCAAATCGTCTTCCAGCTCAAGACGTTCCCGCTGATGATGGGCCGCATGACAGGCTACATTATCGAGGAGGCCAACAAGGGCAACGTCAAGCCGCTCCTCTATTTCGCCACGCTGGGTCCGGCTTTTGGTGCTGGCGCCATGTCCGCGAAAGACATAATCCAGATGCGGGGTGGCGAAGACGGAACGGACCCTGAGCTGCGCAAGCGCAACATCCTTCAGACGCTTGGCTATGACGAGGAACTGCACGGCAACGAAGACGATTTCCTGGGGTGGTACGTCGAAGGCATGATGCAGATGGGCGGCCTCGGCCTAATGGGCGACCTGGCGCACAATGTGTTGGGGCAGGTCGACAACGGCGCCTATGGCCAGGTGCGGCTGACAGGCTTCCTGGCTGGCCCGAGCTATGGTGCGGGCGTATCTGCCGTTAACGTCCTCGCGGGCGCGCAAGACGCGGTCGTCGGCGGAGACAACAGCAACGCCAAGGAGCGGTCGGCCACGCGCGAACTTGCTCTACGCGTCCCGGTTGTCGGTGGCGTCAGGAGCCTGCGCGAGGGCATCGTCGACACGGTCGCAGGCAAAGCAAGCGACGGTTCGACAGGTGGTTGGGCGAGTGAGTGGTCCGGCCAGGACTGGACGACCAGCTGGGAATGATGCGGCAGGGTCTCCCTGAGTAACGCCAGGGAGGCCCTCAATGCGCAAGATCACCACTGGATTCATCCACTGTACCGCCACGCAGCCGAAGTGGATGGAGAAGCACACTGCCGTCGAGAAAGTCGCCGAGATCGACCGCTGGCATCGCGGCCACGGCTGGGATGGCTTTGGCTACCATGGCCTGATCGACCGAGACGGGAGGTTCGTCAGAGGTCGCCCGGACGAGCAAATGGGCGCCCACGCGAAGGGGCACAATCGACACAGCGTCAGCGTCGTTCTGGTCGGTGGTCACGGCTCAAGTAAGCACGACCGTTTTCGCGATCACTACACGGAAGCGCAGGAGCAGGCACTGCTCAACTGGATGTCTGAGATGCACGACCTCTACCCCGGCATCAAGTTCCGGGGGCACAATGAAGTGGCCGCGAAAGCCTGCCCCGGTTTCAAAGTCCAGCGCTGGCTGGCTGGCCGAGAAGGGCCGCGCCAGACGCTTGCTGAGTCCAAGACCGTGCAAGCATCCGTGCTGTCTGGCCTTGCCAGCAGCGGTGGCGTCGCCTCCATCCTGGGTGCGCTGGACCCGACAGCACAGTACATCGTCCTCGCCTTCCTTGGCGTCGCGCTCATCGGGCTGGGCTGGGTCGTGCGTGAGCGCATCGCCAAGTGGGCGGCGGGAGACCGCTGATGCTGGCTCGTCTAAAGACTCAGCTCCTGGCGCTCCTCGCCGTCGTGGTGGGCGTTGTCGCTTACGTTTGGCGTCTTCGTGATCGCCAAGAGCGCCTCAAAGACATGGAGGACTACCGTGAAACTCGCGAGCGAATGGACGACGTCCATCTGGGCGATGACCCTCACGCTGCTGAGCGCTGGTTGCGCGAACGTCGAGACCAGCGCGATCTGTGACGGCACGCGTGAAGCGCGCGACGACCACACTGTGGCCCTCCTGAAAGACGGAGGCCCCGAGTCCATGCGGACCGGGGCCTCTCTCATCAGCAAGCTGGATGCAGCGTGTCAGGACGTCTGACCGCTCATTCCGGGCGGTCATCGAACTCCGTCATGCCCCACTCTTCATATGCCACCAGGAAGACGACGCAGCAGAGCGCGTGCCAGAGGTGGCTGTAGCGGGTCTCGGGGTCTTTGTCCTCTCCACCCCACCATGCCAGCATGTGGCGCATCATGGCGGCGTATAGGCGGCTCCACGCCATGCCCTTCTCCCAGTTGCGGTCCTCATACTTGGCCGCGCCGAAGGTCATCACGTCTGCGAGCGCCCAGATAGCCTCGGGCGGAATGAGGTCGATGCGCGCCTTTGGCCCATCATCTTTGTGACCACTCTTCTCGAGCATTTTTTCACGCTTAGCTGCGACCGACAGGATGGCCTGATCGGCGAGCTCTTGCTCGGTGCTCTTGTAGGTGCCCACCTCTTCAGTCTTCGACATACGTCACCTCCATGCGGGCCGTGTCCATGTCGGCGTCCAGCAACCGGACTTCGTGCTCTTTCTGAGCCACGGCTTCCAGTAGACGCTTCTTCTTGTCCTTGGCTCGCACAACGTCCCGCGCGTCGAAAGCGACACCGCTGCCTTTCAGGTCTTCGATGCGGTCCTCAATAGACGCGACTTCATGGCGGGCTTGCTGCACCTCCAGCAATATCTCGGAGCGCTTGCGCGCCAGCAGGCGATAGCGCTCCAAAAGCGAACTGAGGCTCATTTGCGATCCTCCGTTTTGTATTGTTGGTATTGGTCGCACACCGCGATGGCCTCGGTGTCTGTGAGCGTACACTGCCAGCCGCCATCCGTGCGGGGCCTCGCAAACGCGCAGGTCGAGCACTCCTTGGGCGGCACCCGATCACCCCAGCAGACGCCGCGCTTGAAACATCCTCGACAGCGCCAGTCCGTCTCGTCGTAGCTGATCTTCTGAGCGCTGCCGAACATCACCCGCTCGACACGGCGTTCGATGTTCGAGACCTCGAACGGGTCTACGTCCACGATCTCAGCGTGATACTCCGAGTTGTCCTTGCAGTATGCGATGAAGAACGAGCGCTGAAATCCGCTCATACCCATCATCATCTGCATCTGCGCGTAGTATTGAGGGTGACTAAACTTGACGCCCTTGTCCTTGAACTTGGCGAAGCTCGCCGAGTTCATCGACTTCACCTCGAGGATCATCAGCTCGCCATTTTCTGCGTCGTCGAGCTGAATGTGCCCATCTGTATGGCAGATGACATGACCGCCATACGCCTCGTAGGTGTGCTGCTTGCCGGTAAGGCCGTCGACCTCCCACACACGCACGTTGGCCTTGGTCTGGAGGTCTTTGACCACGATGTCTTCTAGCTTGTGGCCGAGCGCGAAAATCCGCTTCAGACGCGGCGGCGGCTCCTCGTTAGGGAAGCCGCGAAGGTTGTAGGCCAACAGCGCATCGCAGGGGTTCCCCACGATGCTCGCGCCGATGTACTTGCGCGCTTTCTCACGCCGGTCAGCATCATAACCGTCGTCGATGGCCTGAACGATAGACTGCGCTTTGAGGTGCGACATACGGTTGTGGCCGGGCTGAGCCCGGCCACCCTCTCATCAGAACGGGATTTCGTCGTCGATCTGGCGCGCAGGCGCTTGCGCTTGATTTGCAGCACGCGCAGCACCGCCAGACGCAGGCGATGCGGTATCACCGCTCGGGCCAGGTGCGGGGGAGTCCTTACTCATCCACTTCTTGATCTCGGTGTTCTGGCGCGTGTTGCCTTCATTGTCGCGCCACGGCTTGCCCATGCCCACCACGACGACGCACTCGAGACCCTCGAGGCTTGTGATGTCCCCCGGCTGGTCCGGGTTCAGATGTCCGGCTGCGACCAGGAAGCCCTTGAGTTGCTTGCGGCCAATCTCCTGCGCCTTCTCCGAAGTATGCACCACGTTGAATATGTTGCGCATGTCGCCGTGCCCGTCCGCATCGACGAAATCACAGACGACCTTGCGGTTCTTCGTGCCTTCGACGGCCTCCACTTTGGCGCTGGTGCATTTCACGCGGTAAGTGCCGGGCTGCAAACGTGCGGAGCCCGTATCTGCATCGACACTGGACAGGTCGAGGCTGCCAAACCCATTCCATTCGCTCATTTCGCTTCTCCTTCGTCTTCCAGTTTGGGTTGGGGTGCGTCTTGGGATGCCATGCGAACGAGCAACTCAGTCACGTCATCGACGCGCTCGTAAGCAGACAGCCGGTTCTGCGGGTCACGGACCTTTCCGTGCCAGCCGTTGACCTCATCGGTCACGACAAAGCGGCGCACCTTCGGCACCCCTTGGTCGTTCTTTTCGGTGGTGCGGACGCCACACAGCACGTGGTCGAACAGCGCCGGAACGTGCTTCGACACGGCCTGCCCCTTCACGAGAGGCCAGTAGTTGGTCAGGTCGTTGGCGTCTTTCTCCTCCTTGGCCAGACACGTGACGTAGACGTGCATTGGCAGGTCGCGCACCCACTTTAGCGCGCCCAGCATGAGGCGGTTGTATTCCCCCCACATAGCGAACGCGTTGCTGTTGTGCGCGTATTCACGCTCCAAATGCTCGATCAGCCGCTCCGAGAGCTCCGTCAGGCTGTCAATGGCGACCCACTTGTAGCCCGCCTCTTTGAACTCTGGGGACTGGAGCATCGCCACGATGCCGCGAAAGCTGAACTTGCCCGCCTCAGGGTCATGTGGCCCATCCCAAGACGTGAAGGGCAAGTAGTCGATCTGCACATCTTCGACCGACTTGAGCCCACTCTCGCCCGACAGGATGAGACCTTTGCCATACCGCCTCTGGTAGAAACGGCACTGAAAGGTCTTACCAAACCCATGGTGCGCATAGAGCAGCACTTTCGTCGGGCCATCCTGCTGGATGTCCGACGTGCTCATAGCCTTAAACATTAGGTGTCACCTCGATCTTTGGGTTGCCGAGCTTCCGCGCCAGCGCAGGCTTGAGCGCATCTTGCTCCGACGTCTTGAGCGATTGGAACTTGCGCTTGTCGACAGAGAAGTTGCGGCGGACATACGGGGGCAGCTCGCCGTCCCCAAACATGGCCTCCAGCATATCCTTGTCCCAGACCCAGCGTTCCGGTCGCTTCATGGTGATGGTGTAGTCACCAACGCTTCGGTTCATCGTCCCTTCAACCTCGGGAAACAGACGCGCCAGCTCTTCCGAGATGAGCTCCATGCGCGACCGTGTTGTCTCCATCAGCGTCTCGAGATGAACGTATTCCTCCGCGAGCTTAGCTGTGCGCGCTTCATCGACGTCGCTCCCGACGTCCTCGTAGGACGCTCCTCCCGCATCTTGGTCTGGAGCGTCGAACGCATCCCATTCGTCTTCCATGTGTCCTCCGTGTTTTTGCGTCAGCTAGATCGCCTGACGCCTTGCAAACACCTTTGGGTGTATAGTAGGTGTTACAGAGATGCAAGCCCAAAAAACGGAGAACACAAGTGGCCCAATTTAGACTGAACGTCCGCAAGCTGGTCGATGACCTTGGCGGTGCCCGCGCGGTCGCGAGCATTTGCGGCGTGGCGCGCACGGCACCGTATGGCTGGATCAAGCGCGGCTACCTCGGCTCGCCTGCCATTGAGAGCATCAAGGCAGCGCGCCCCAACCTCGACCTCGACTACTACTTCCAGGAGACTGCTGATGACCAAGAGCAAGCTGGACGCCGCTCTTGAATACTTGGACCGTGGCTGGTCCATCATCCCTATCAAGCCGGAGGGGAAGCGTCCCGCCATCAAGTGGCGGGACTATCAAGATCGCCTGCCCACCGAAGAGGAGGTCGTCGAGTGGTGGGAACGCTGGCCTGATTATGACATTGCCATCGTCACCGGCGCGCTCAGCGGTGTCGTCGTCGTCGACTGCGACAACGAGGACGCCATGCGCGCGGCCTTCGACGCAGGCATGCGTTCCCCCATTCGGGTCAAGACCAAGCGCGGCATCCACCTGTATTTCCAACACCCAAAGGATGGCATCCGACGTGGCCCTCGTGCTGGCGTCAACAGCAGAGGGGAGGACTGGCCTCGCATCGACGGCCTCGACTTTAGGGGTGACGGTTCCTACGCGCTGCTGCCACCATCGAACGGCTATCGGTGGGACTTACCTTCAGCGCTCGACCTCGAAGACGACACCCCGGTCTGGCGGGACTGGCGCCCCGAGCTGCCACCTGCCAAGGGCGATGAGTTTTCCTTTGGGCGTCTCGATCTGTCTGACATCACGCCTGCGCAGCCAGACGAGTTCGTGAGCGAGTGGGACCGCACGGCCAAGTTTGTGCGGGAGCGCTTTCCGTCCACGCTCAAGATACCGACTGGCCTTGGCAACGGACGCAACGAGCGAGCCATGCGCTACCTCGCCGAGTCCATAAAGGAGGGCTACTGGGCTGACGATCTATGCGTACGCGGCTACGCTTTCATGCGCGAGTTTTTCGAGGAGCCCCTGCCCGACCCTGAGTTTCAGGCCACGGTGCGGTCCCTGCAAGACGCGGAGCGTCGGAACCACCCGGAGAACTTCGATGACGACGGCAACTTCATCCTGCTGCCGACGCCGCCGAGCTGGGTGGAGGAGGCGGAGCCAGACGCTGTTTCCGAGAAGCCTCGACCTGCGCTCATACGCATGGAAGACGCCGACGCCATGCTGGAGGAGTCTGGCACTCGCAAGTATCTGATCGAGCCGTGGCTGCCTCCGGCGACCATTGTGCAGGTTCATGGCTACACGGGTCACGGGAAGTCGCTCTTCCTGCAATATGCGCTGGGCGCCCTCACGTCTGGACAGCGTTACTTCGGTCCGTTCGAGATCGGGCAGCCAGCGTTAGTCCTGTATCTCGACTACGAGATGGGCAAGGCCACCATCGCCCGCCGCCTGATCGAGATGCGTGACTTATATGGAGACACACAGGACCGGCTGAACATCTGGACCCCCTTCGATGGCCGGGAGGAGATGAACCTCAAGACCAAGGAGGGGATGCTGCGGCTACAAGGCTGGATCAAGATGGTCGAGCCAGACGTGGTCGTCATCGACACGATCCGCTCGGCCTTTCCCGGCATGCAGGAGAACAACGCCGAAGAGTGGTCGCGGGTGAACCAACTCGCTGTTAAGATGCGCAACGTCGGCATCAGCGTCGTTCTCGTCCATCACTCCAACAAGCCGGGGGAGAGCGGTCTGGGCCGTGAGGCAGGCAGCACCAACCAGCTCACGGTCGTCGAGACGCAGCTTAGCATTACGCAGGTCTACCAAGACGAGGAGACGGCGCGCGTGAAGGCGGGCATCCACGACAAGAACACCCATCCAGAGCGGGACATTGGCGGTGACGACCGCATCTGGTCGCGCCTGGCTCACAAGTGCCCGCCCGACTACGTCATCCGCATGGTCATGGAGGTGCGCTACGGAAAGGTGCGTGACTGGACGGACCTGCACGACCCCGTGCAGTGGATCGCACTGGCCGAAGATACAGTGACAGGCAAGCGAATCATTGTGTCCAGCAGCTCCACCAAGCAGAAGGCCAAGGACTTGGCGCTTGACGGCAAGGACGTCACCGAGATCGCCCAGCTCCTTCACCGCCCCGCATACACTATTCGAGAGTGGCTGGACCTGCCTTCTTCCTGAACTCAGCTTGGCGGCGCAACCGATCAAGGTCGCGCTGCCGTCGCTCGTCAGACGACAGCTTGCGCACGTTGGTTACGACGGCGCCTGGCCAGTATTTGCGAACCTCATCGACAACACGAGCGACCTCCGGGTAACGCTTGCGGTTATCTTCGCGCCGCCGCTTCTGCTCGTCGGTTTCGTCCATAAATTGTACCGAAGATTTTTTTTCGCGCGGGGTCGCCTTCGGCTCCAAAACCTTTCGGTTTCGGCCCCGGCCCCCCAAGGGGCCGGGGCTCGATCAAACTCTCAAACTCACTCAGTCAGTCGGTTGTAAACAACCTCCTGCCTTCGCGAGTCTTCGACTTCGCTCGGAGCCGAAGGCGATTTTACCGTGATTTGCTAAAAAGTCAACACCCTTAGGCCTTCAGGGTGTCAAAAAAAGGTGTTAGGGTGTTCGTGCAACACACACTACAGAGGACTCGCCATGCCCAAGCGCATCTCCATGACCACGGAGACCCGTGCCTGGCTCCACGACAACCACACCTCTACCTCATACGAAGACATGGCAGCCGTCGTCGGCTGCTGCGTCGATACGCTTAAGCGCATCCTGGTCCGTGAAGGTCTCCAGGATTTCGATGGCGCCAAGTACGTTCTCCGCCGCGACTTCGAAGAAGATCAGTGGACTCGCCCCTGCATGAGCTGCGGCGACAAAACCCCTCGTCCTAAGAACCATTACTTCTGCCCGAAGTGCCGCTTCAAAATGGGATACTCGGACTGAGGGACGACCCCGCCCTTGGGCCTGCCTACGTTTCGCGCGACGAGCAGGAGACCACATGGCCACCTCATCCCAGCGCAAGGGCTCGGACTACGAGCGCGAGCTCGCCGAGCACATCAACAAGACGACGGGCTTGAACTCCGCCCACCGCGCGCCCCTCTCAGGAGGCGGCAAGGTCGGCATGGCAGGGGGCGCAGACATCCTCGGTGTCCCCGACCTTTTTATCGAAGCCAAGCGCACCGAGCGTCTCAACGTCCGCAGCGCGCTTCAGCAAGCTCTCACCAACATCACCAAGACCAACGCGCCGGAGATGGCTGCTGTAATCACGCGTCGTAATCGTGAGGCGACGGGCGACAGCCTCGTAGTCATGCGGCTAGACGACTTCTTGACCGTCTATCGCTCTCACCTTCTGCACACGGACGCACTGAAACATGGCCGAGACAAGAACTTGCACGAACTGCAAGCAGACCAAGCCCCTTTCTGAGTTCCGCAAGCGTAGCGGCAAGGTTGCGCGCGAAAACGGGCGCGCAGGCACGCCTTACTCCCAGTGCCGAGAGTGCGAGCGCGCCCTGCACGACAACACGCCTGGCTACTACTATCGCCGCATTATCTCGAAAATCCAAAACCGCGCCAGACGCAGCCAGACCCCGTGCGACCTTACCCGTCAGGAGCTGGCTATCCTTGAAGCACAGCAAGACTGGCGCTGCGTACTGTCGGGCGTCAGTCTCACCCACTACGCACGCCGTGGCTTATGGCCCACCAACGCATCCGTTGACCGCATCGAGCCTGGCGGGCCTTACACGCTCGAGAACATCCGCATCGTCTGCCACCAAGCGAACATGATGCGCGGCTCCCTCACAGACGCCGAGCTCGTTCGCTGGTGTCAGCGCATTCTTAATCACGCTCAGTCATAGCGTCGCGTTACGCCCCGCCCCCTTGTGGGGGGGGCGGGGCGACCCGCCATACCCACATCAAACAAACAGGTGCCCCATGAGCGACGAAGAGCAGTTCGACTTTCCTGACGACGCGCCGGTCAGCATCGAAGACCTCCCGGACTTCGAGCGCCGCTGCGCTCGCATCGCACAAGAGATCAGGATGTGGTCACAACAGGTTCTCGAGAAGCCAATCCCAGCGTTTGGCGGCTTGCCCCCGTGCCCCTACGCCGCCTCTGCATGGCAAAGCGGCAGCGTCGTCGTCCAGATCGTCCAGTTCCTCGACGACCTCACCGACATCAAGGTCATTTGCCCGCCATCTGGCTCAGACGTCGTCATCTTCGCCATTCTCGAAACAGACACCTTCACGCCCGAAGACCTCCAGTCTTACATCGACCACCAAAACCAATCGCACATGGGCACCTGGCTCATGGGCTTTCATCCTGACAGCGCCACCGACGACAATGTGCCCGAGTTCGAGGTCGACTCGCAGGACGACTACGCGCTCGTTCTCATGCAAAATCTTTCCTACTTGGCAGACGCGTCAGACCGTCTCGCCAAGACGCAGTACTACCAGTCTTACAGGGACGAAGACCTAGCCTACATCAAGCATCGCAAGGAGTCGAAAAATGCGTGGCGTGAAAAAATCCATGAACAAGGCGAAGACCACATCCGCTGGCAAGGAGAAGCCTCGGTCGAAAGGTGGCTACAAGGGCAAAGGCTCGACGCGTAAGGAAAAAAAGTGATCCGCAAGAACCGAGGCGAAATCTTCGGGACGTCTGGCCGCACGAGTGGCCAGACGGTCAAGCGTCCCGCCTTCAACAGCTCGTCAATGCGCGCCGCCGCGAACGCCTCTCAGCAGTTCGGGCGCTCTCTGACGCCTGCTAAGCCCAAGCTCGGAGGTCGCTCAAGGGCCATCCGACGCTAACCTGGGAGCCACACATCATGGCCAAACGCGCCAAGAAGTCCGAGATGAAGTGCAACAAACCCAAGCGCGCGCCCAAGGGCTCTTCCAAGAAGTTCGTCGTAAAGGCGTGCAAAGGCGACAAAGAAAAGATTGTGCGCTTTGGCGACCCCAACATGTCCATCAAGAAGGACAACGCCAAGCGAAAGAAATCCTACTGCGCGCGTTCGTCTGGCATCAAAGGGAAGAACGACAAGTTCTCCGCAAACTACTGGTCGCGCCGCGCATGGGATTGCTGACATGAGCCTCTACGAGAACATCAACAAGCGCAAAAAGTCTGGCACCTCTCGCTCCAAAAAGAACTCCACGGTCAGCGACAAGGCCTACCGCGACATGAAGCGCGGCTTCCCCAACTCCAAGAAGAACAAAGCTAAGCGCAAACGCAAGTAACCATGTTCACCGACCGCGAACTCCTCGCCCGCACTCTCATGGCCGAAGCTGGTGGCGAAGGCCGTCTTGGCCTCCGCGCCGCTGGCTCGGTCATCATGAATCGAGTCAACGCCGACGGCTATGGCGCCACTCTTCCAGACGTCATCCTCGACCCCGGCCAGTTCAGCGCCTGGAACTCCTTGACGGGCTACGCGGGTGGCGAGGGCAGTCTGGACATGGCGGCCATGTCCCCGTCCGAAGACGCTTATGCTGTGGCCGACGAGCTCCTGTCTGGCGACTACAAAGACCCCACGGGCGGCGCCACGCATTACTACAACCCTAACATCGCCACACCTGCATGGGGCATGGAGGCGGGCGGTGAGTGGCAGACCATCGGCAAACACGTCTTCGGGTCTGCGGACGGCGGCGCTCGCGTCAACGGCGCGATCAGCGCCGCCCTGATGGACCCTCAGTCTGCCTCTGAAGACAAGGCCCCGCCTCCGCGCCCCGAGTCACTAGTCACGTCGGAACAGGCGCCGCGCAACTCCAAGCCGCCCGCCGCTCGCCCCTTCGAGGTCCAGGAACTCCGCTTCGAGGGGCGAACCGCACCGCCTCCCCGTCCCGAAAACCTAACGACAGCCGCCAACGAGTTCGCCTCCACCCTCACTCCCGAACAGCTTATGGTCGAGCGCGCTGCGCATGCACGTGCTCGCCAACAGGGTGCACCACAAGACTTCAATGCGTGGTTCACGCGCACCCGCTTCCCGGTCTATGTCCGCACCGTCATGTCTGGCCAGACCGACACGTCCCTTGGCCCCGTCACCGACACGCAGCGTCAGCTTCTCCAACGCGCCCTTTCGGGTTGACCACGCTGGACATGTGAGGCCGGAAAGCCAAGCAACTACATGTGCATGGCCCTCCAGAAGTAGCAGGCACAAAAAAAGGGCGCATGCTCCACAGCATGCGCCCTTCCTCGTCGACTACTTCGTCACTCTAACCATTCAAGCACGACCCCGGCCTCCTCGAACATCGTGCGCGTTGCCTCGAAGCTCTCGGCAAACCTCTCTGCCAGCGCCTCCTCCGGCCTCCGTGTCACTACCCTGGTCACACCCGCCTGTATCAGCACTCCTGCACAGCTAGAGCACGGGTGGTGCGTCACGTAGGCGGTCGCCCCTTTCATCTCGGCCACAGCCTGCAAGACCGCATTGGCTTCTGCATGCTGCACCATCAAAATCTTGGTCGGCCTATGCTCATACCTTTCCACACAATCGTCCACGCCACGCGGGAACCCGTTGTAGCCTGTCCCGATGATGCGCCTATTCTGGTCCACCAAGACACACCCCACCTGAGTGCTGGGGTCTTTCGACCACGTGGCGATCATCTCCGCCACGTCCATAAAGCGCGCGTCCCACTTCCCAGACATCACGCCCCTCCCTCGTATTGGCGCCGGGTAGCTCCTTTCAGTCTTGTCACTCATCAGCGTCCTCCCGCCCATACTTCAGGCTCACTGGCGCATCTCCCGCGCCCTCAATCTCGTCGCCAATGCGCCCTTCCAGCGCCTTGCGAATGTGCTGGTCCACGATCTTGTCCATGAAGGGTGGCAGTGGCGCATACCTCGTAAAGCGTGGATGCCACTGCCACGCCTTCTTTTCCCGCCACTTCACGATCTCATATAGCCGCTGCGTCTGAAAGATGGGCCGTCGCATCAGCGTCTGAATGAGTCTGGACGCATACCGAAGCTCCTTCTCCGCCTCCGTCTCTTCCCCGAAGTTGGCCTTGTTCAGCTCATCCGCCCGGCTCTCACAAATGAGAACGGCGAAGCCCAGGTAGTCCAGCTTCTTCTTGTCCCGCACGCCCATCACGCACCTCCGTCCAGTTCAGCCTCGAACACGAGAGCGACCCTATCCGGCGTCGCGCACCAGTAGTCCCGGCTGGCTCTTTCCTGCTCGCCAGACCGATAGAACGCCCAGCGCGCAATAAGGCCGTCCCGGTGCATTCGCCGCAGCGTCCTGCCCACGCAATTCCGCAGCCACTTGGGCGGCTTCCCACTATGGCCCCACGCGCTCTCGATCAGTTGTCCGTGCGACCAGACACCGCCATCCACAAGCAGTCGCTTCTGAACCTCCTCCTTCACGCGTCGCTGCTCTTTGTCAGTCTGACAGTTCCACTCCCAGTCATGCTGCACTTCGGGGCCGCTCTTCTCTTCGGGCTTTGCCGTCACTTCGTGACAGCTCGCTTCGCTCGCCGTCACTTCGTCGTCGACGCTCGCCTCCTGCACCCAGCGCGGGTCGCTGGTCGGGACCACGATAGGCTGCTGCCTCGCCACATCCACCTGCATGAGGGGTCGCACGATAGATGCGATGTCCACGTGCGACGTGAACCAAGGCGTCTGCTCCCGCTTATCCTCTGCCATGTTCGGCAGCAGCAGCGCCTCGACCTCGGTGCCTGCCACCAAGCCCAGCGACTCCGCGATAGACGCGGGCACAAAGCACTGCTCCCCGGTGTCGGCCCGCAGCGCGAACGCGCTCCCTGCCCGAATGACGTTCGTCACTACGATAGAAGTGTAGATTTTGATGCCGTCCATTACTGGCTCCATCACTCTCGTTTACGATATGTATTGTCTGGGGCGGGCCACGACGCAGCCCACCCCGCGACACCGCGCTTCGCTCGGCGTCGCTCCCTTGGCCTCAGCCGTGCGTCTTGAGCAGCATTCGCTGCGCCAGCGCACCAAGGGCCTTGATTTCGGCGCCCAAACTCTTCACATCTACGCGTCTGGGCTCGCGCTCCTCGAGCGCGCTGCCTAGCCGAATGATGCGGTCCATGACGCGCATGACGTCATCGTTTTTCGCATCGTCTGGCGTCTTGGCGGGGGCGTGAACGTCATCACTCATTGGCGCCCCCGTCATCCTGCGCGCCAGCGTCGTCGTCGCCCGTCTGCCCCACCCGCATGGCGGTGTTGGCGATCCACTGGGCGCTGTCCAGCGACCGCCTCAGCCCATCCAGCGCTTCCGCTGCCTGCGCAGGTGTCTGCACCAGCTCCTCGAACAGCAGCTCGAGCCCCTGCGGCTCGCCCTCTTCATCGAGCACGAGCACCAGTCGTCCGATGTCCGCAATCTGCATCACACCACCTCCTCGCCGTCGGCGGCGATGGCCTCCAGAACATCAATCTTGGTGTCGATCAGCGCGTCGATCACCGCCTCGGCGATGCAGGCAACACCCGCATTCTTCTCTGCCTCGGCCACCTTTTGCGCGGCCTGTACGGCTGCCTCCAACATACGCTCGGCCAGGCTTGCTTCGGCATTTATCTCACCCGCCATAGTTGCACAGCTCTCTTTCATCGTTCCCTCATTTTTTTCGCTTGGGCGCCTTCCACGCCCGTTTGGTCCTTACTCGTGCCTCAAACTTTGAGGCTTGTTGGCTGTATTACAGTCAACACCCTTAGCGTGATTCGATGTCTCTCCGCACCTCCTTTCGCTCCATTTCTTGTGTCAAAAACGTGCCATGTAACACCCTTACGCAACTCCAAAACCGAACACCTCTCAACGCCAACACGCCAAGGGGTGCCGACGTGAGTCACCCTTTGGGTGAAGGTGTAGGTCTCCCTTCCTTGGTAAGGGCTGCGGGAGCACGTTGTGTGGCACGTTTCGGCACGCTTTTGGCGAGCCGCCGTAGCTCAGAGGTAGAGCACTCGCTTGGTAAGCGAGAGGTCGAGAGTTCGAGTCTCTCCGGCGGCACCACACTGACATTGCTGGCTTTTTCCTCATCAACCACATCGCTCTCGGGCGTCTCGTCCTCCTCGATCACGGTCGTCTCGCCAGCTGTGGCACACGTCTCGGACGCCCCCGCAACACCCTTGTCGTGTGCCGAATCTGTGTCAAACGAGCTCACGACACCTTCCAGATGAGTCGGAGCCAGATGGCTATATCGCATGACCATTTGCAAGCTCGTGTGCCCAAGCAGTTCGGCCACTGCCCGCAGGCTGGCGCCTCGCTGCACCAGATGGCTGGCATAGGTGTGCCGCGCGTCATGCGGTGTGAAGTCGTAGATGTGCGCCTTGTCACACGCCTTCAGCCAATACCGCCGAAAATTACTTGGCAGCATTTTGGTCTGGGCAGCCGTTCGCGACAGCGAGCTACGCGCGCTGTCACTCCCGAACACGAGCCCAGACCCGCCCGTCTGGGCAAAGCGCCGCCGCAGCACATCTCTGGCCCGCTTCGGCAGAGGCACGGTCCTTACCTTCACGCGTTTGCGCCGCCCCTTCCGGCTCGTGAACCGCACGGCCCGTCCGAACGCCTCGCTCTCCACGTCCTCGTCTACGCCCACGACGTCGCTCCACTCAAGCCCGAGCATCTCACCCAGCCTGGCCCCCGAGAAGAACAGGAAGATCACGTGGTCCCTGACCGGCTTCGGCGTCTTCCGAATAAACTCGTCCCGCTCCCGTGCGGTCAGCCAGCGGGTCCGCTCGTCATTTACGGTGGGCATCCGCAGCCTCACGTCGGGCACCTCGCACCCGACCTCCTGGCCGTGCGCCAGACACGCCTTGATGCTCCTGATCTCCCGCGCAATGGTTCCTGCGCCCCGCCGACCCCGGTTAGCCCACTTGTCGAGCTCTCGTCCGGTCAGCTCCCGCAGCGGCGTCTTGCCCAAGTCCCGGTCGAGCCGCTGCATGATGCCCTGATCCGTCTCGCCGGGCGGGTCGCTCCTCGTACACCACGACCGTATCAAGTCCCCGAGCGTCTCATGGCCCGGCTCCTTGCGCTCTCGCATATACTCGCCGCTCAGCACCTCGTTCAGGATGCGCGCCTTGGCTTCCTCTGCGAGCAGCCTGTCCCCTACGGGAATGCCCGTAGACTGGCGCACCCGCACCTTCTCCCCGCTCGGCAGCGTCACGGTCCCGCTGACGTGGTAGGTCTTCCCTCTCGCCTTCAGCTTCAGACTCATTGCTCGTCCTCCTCCGTCCGCGCGCTCCGCTTGCCGGTCTTCGGATCGTAGCTCGGCCCCGTCTTCATGGCGTAGAGACACCGGAACGGGTCGTCAGCCGGATCGCTCAGGTCGAACACGTCGTCCCAGTTAATCGGCAGCCCGCCACTCATCTTGCGGTAGGTCTCATCATCAAGCATCTGCATGACGGGCCACGAGCAGCGCACAATCTCGCCCCGTCGTCGCACACCCAGGTTCTTCGCCGCCGTGCGCACATACACCTTGGCCGTGTTCAGGGTCACACCCATGCGCTCGGCAATCTCCTGATTGCGCTTGCCATTCAGGATCATCTGCATGGACGCATGCTGCTTCGGCGTCATGCGGCGCAGCCCTGCCAGCACCCGCTCGCGCTCCTTGTCGCTGATCCGCCCCACGGGCTCCTCGCCCTTGGCAGGTTTCGTCTCAGCCTCGCTTACAGCCGCTACATGCTGGCCCACGGGCAGCTCACCCCCGCTTCGCAGCATCATCAGCAGCTGGTCCAGCTTCCACTCTATTCGGTCCATCTGGTTCATCTCGGTCTCGCTCTCTCTTGCGGGTTTCCCCACGTCATGACACCTCGCTTTGCTCGCCATCGTCTCGTTGTGCGCCCCCTCGGGGCGACTCGCTCTTGTCGCGTCTCTTATACACCTTACATCGCTGCTTCCTCCTCGCCAAGTCCTCTTTTGCGTCAAAAAAATCAGGCTCCCCACGCACATGCGTAGGGAGCCTGATCTCGCCACCCAGCTCCACCGCCGGACCTATCCCGAAGGATAGTTTACCACTTTCGTTACAGCCCTATACTATCCACCAACACGTCGTGACACCTCGCTTTATTCGCCGTCACAGCCACTCATCCTCCTCATCTTTGCTCCCGCTCTCCGGCGGCAGCATGTTCCTCGCCCAGTCCACCAGCTCGCCGAACATCTCGAACTCCTGGATGCACCACAGTCCCTCGATCTTGACCGGAAACTCGGGCCGCACGTCCGCAAACAGCGTGGCCTCGCTCCCCTTGACCCGATGGCAGACGGCATACCGCTTCGAGGGAAAGCGCAGCCCCACGGTCACGAACTCGCCGGGCTCGACCCACTCGACGTCCTTGACCCAGTCGCCCACGACCTTGTTGGCGCCTGTCGCCTCCTCATCGAACTTCTCGGCGGTGCGCATCCAGTATGGCCCCTTCCGCTTTCTGCCGCCTTTGGTCTTGGCGATGGCAGCCGCCTCCTTTCTGGCGTAGGCGACCTTCCTCGGGTCATGCACCTCCTCGAAATACTTGTACTCGTCCGCCTTGTTCATAAAGTCGGCGCGTTCGACCGTGTTCATGCGCGCCACGATCTGGAGCGCTAGCCCCACTCGATCCATTTGCTCTGGCATCACTTGCCCTCCGTCTTGCGAACCTGCACGTGGCGAAACCGCCCGTCCTTCTCATCCAGAAACAGCATCCCTCGCAGCATCTCATCAAGCGTCTGGCCGATCTCTTCGATGTGCTCGCCAGACCTTACGATGAGCCCGCACCCCTCGACCACGTCGAGCAGATACCGCCGCACGGTATCCGAAAGAATAGCCCAATCTTCCTCCGAGAACCGGGCGCATGCCGCCTCAGACAAGTGTGCCCTGGCCCGCACGTCTTGCAACGTCTTGTCCACCTTCGCCCTCGAAAAGACACTTGGCGTCTTGAGCGCCTCGCTCCATTCCTCGAACGAAAACTCCGGCCACTCTTGCCGCACGTCTGCGGTCGAACCCGGCTCCTCGGGCCTCGCCGTCGCTTCGGGCGTCACCTCGGGCGTCGCTTCGCTCGCAGTCCCAATATACTCGTCCAGCTTCTCGCTCACGAGCTGATGGACCACTTCCTCGCCTGTCTTGTTCGTCATCACATTCCCTTTCGCTTGAACTCGCTCTCGACCTCCCGGCAAATCTGCCGGATGGTCTGATGGTCTTGGTGCCGCACACGCCGTTCCTTCACGCGTCTGCCGACGGCGCCCCAGAACCGCATGTGCCGCCCCCGGCGGGGCCACAGCCCGAACCAATCGGTCCGAACCGTGGCGCCCGCCCGCTTCTGCTGCTTCGGCGCAAACAAACCGCAGCGTCACGCAGCCGACCGGCTGCGCCCCCGCTGGCCCAGCAGTAGGTCCGACAAGACGCCGACGCCCGTGCTGGCCAGATCGCTCAGGTTCGACACGACGACCGAGCGTGGATAAAAACGCTCGACGTCCCGTGTCTCGATGCCGATGCCCGCCAGCTCGAAGTCCCAGCTCTGCAAGTCCTTGATGACCTTCTCGAGGTGCTTGTGATGCACCATCGGGTCAGCGCGGCTGCTCCTCGCCGCCGCAGGCTGGCCGTCGCTCAGCGTCAGCAGGATGCGCCGCCGCTCCTGCCGCTCCATCAGCCGCTTGGCAGCCAGCATCAGGAACTCACCATCCGTGTTGTCGCCACCCACAAACTCGTGAATGTTAGCCAGCACGCCCTTGGTCTGCACGAGCCGCTCATCGAACGCCTTGAACACTTGCAGGTCGAGCGTCTGAATACGCGAATACCCCCGCCCCGAACGCATCGCCTTGTCAGCGTCCCCGATGAACTTCGTGTTCGCGAAGCCGAGCACCTCGTAGGCGACGCCCGCCCGATCTATGGCCTCGGCGAGCGCAATGGCGCAGTCTCGAGCGACCTCGCCTCGTGTCGGAACTCCGCAGCCCATCGACCCGCTCAGGTCCACCAAGATCGACACTGCCGTATCAATCTCGGGTCGTGGCATCCTCTGCTTGAAGACGTTGGGCCGTCCCGCCACGGCAGCCGTAAACCGCCTGGCATCTAGACGCCCATCCTCACGTCCGTAGTCCCAGTCCCGGTTCATCTTGGCCATGAGCGCCCGCTCGAGCTGCCGCCTGACGGCGTTCACGTCGCCCTGCATGGCCGCAAGACGCCTATCATATTCGCCAGCGCCCTCCTTGGCATGCTTTGAGAGCTTCCGCCCGATCGCCGTGCGCCGGTTGCTGCGGTGATGGCACCTGTCCTCCTCGGTCGAGTATGGCAGATACTCATCGCCGCCTCGATCGAGTCCCTCCTCGTGCAGCATGGTCTCCACGGCAGCGCGCATCTCGGCCTCGTAGACCTTGTCGGGCGATGCGACGGAGCGCACGTGTTCCAGCACATCCCGACGCTCGTCCTCGCCGTCCCCGGCCTCGCCCTCCTTGGCTTCATCGCCTGAACCCTCGCTGCGTGACAACTCGCTGCGCTCGCCGTCACTGCGCTCGCCGTCACCTTCGCTGCGCTCGTCGTCACTGCCGCCTTCAGAGTCGCCCTCAGAGCCGCCCTCGCCCTCGCTGGCAGGGGAGTCGCCGGAGGCGCCCTCAGCGTCGCCCTCAGCGTCGCCCTCAGAGCCGCTCTCGCTTTCCCCGCTCATGGGGGGCGGCGCATCGGACGGGCTGTCGCTCCGCTCGTCGCCGCTTCCCGACGACTTGTCTGTCGGCGCCTCGACGGCCTCGCTTCGTGACCCCTCGCTTCGCTCGGTATCACTGTCCCGCAGCTCCTTCTCGATCTCGAGGGCGAGTGCACACACGTCACGACTATCAACGCAGTCGTCGACGCGCCCGACCCAGACGTCGAGCCGCTCACGCAGCGCATCCGGCAGGATGTCGAGGCACGACTCGCAGGTCTCGCCCACATAGGGCAGCCGCCCTCCCCACGTGATGGCCACGGGAGCGATGAACAGCGGGTCTTGCACCTGCGCCTCGTCGATGCGCCCACTCCCGAATGCTTCCAGAAACTCACGGTTCACCGCGTCCGCCGTTGCCTTGATGTTGGCCTCGGCGCCCGGATACTCGGCGCGCACCCGCTTCTCGAGCCAGATGTCCTCGAGCGCATTAGCCAAGCTCTTGAGCAGCATGTTGTTCTGCTCGATGCACTTGGTGTTGAAGTCGAGGATGAAGGGCATGTCTGAGTGCCGCACGTGCCCTGCCTCGTGGTCGGTATAGCCACGCAGCACCTGCATGGCTTCGTCGCTGATGTCCTTGCCGTGCGTGATCGCTGGCAAGATGATGGTCGAGCCGTCGGTCATGGCGTCTTCGCCCTTGAAAACGACGCGCACGTCGCTCTTGCGACCGAAGACGGCCGACGTCTGCGTAACCTCGTGTTGAAACAGGTCAGTTCTCATTAGCTGTTCTCCTTTTCGTCAAGTTCGTCTGCGACCCACTCCAGATTGGCGATGAGCCAGCGCAGGTATTCGGGGTCGGCGGGCATGGTAAGCCACGCATTCCGGTCGCCTTGCGTGGACTGGACACGGGCAGCCAGCCTCACCCTGCTTGGCCACATCTCCAGAACCAGAGCGTCTGCATTGACTAGGTTGCGCCCCTTGGCCCGATGCGTCTGGCCGTCGGGAAAGGGCAGGCTTGTCCTAAAGGTGGGGGCGGTCTGAGTGGCCGCTGCTTGCTCACGCATTGGTGTCTCCTCTCGTGTTGGTGGTGATGTTGAAGGTGGCGACGGGCACGTCTGCGCCCGCCGAGGTGACAACTCGCTCCGCTCGTCGTCACTCAGCCAAACACCCGGTCGATGATGCCCTTGAGCACGACCCGGTCCTGCTGGCTGGCCTTGTCCAGCACGGCCATCTCCATGGCCTCCTTGCTGGCTTTCTTCTCGTCGCCCAGGAACTCGTGGAACGTGACCATGGCATCGGCCATGTCGAGATAGCCACGAGGGCTGATGGGCTGGAGAACCTTAGAGCCTTTGAACGCCGCGATGTGCTCCTGCACATACTTGACCAGACGCTCACGCAGGTTGGGCGCCAGATCGGGCACAACCGTGGCGACGAGGCTGTCCGTCTGCTTCTCGGTCAGGTAGTCGACATGCACCCACGCCGTGAAACGGTCGAGCATGGCCATCGACTGCGGGCGAGCGCCCTGATAGAGCCCGTGCTCATCGCCCTGGCCCACGGTGTTGGCGGTGGCGAAGATGCGGAACATC